GAGGGGATTCTGTTGACAAGTTAGACTCCATTGTTCTTATTGTTCTTAGAGGAGAGTTATATCATATTTTTATAATAAATGCAAACATTATCCGTTAGACCATTGTGTATACCAATTACCATCAGAGTGCTTAAATGCACCGTCATATACTGGTCCTATTCTTGGTCCTTCAAACACAGGGTCAACACCTTCACCATCTAGCCATGCTTCTGTTAGCTCACCCATAGGTGGCACATTATGTGGTCTACGCTTTCTGTTTCTAAAACGAAACTCTGTTTCTGTAACCACTTCACCTGTCTCTCTATATCTAAGTAATGCCATTTGTACCTCTAAGCTATAGCATAAAATATATAGTCACCATCTGTAAAATCACCTGTAATAGTAAATCCTGATGATAATGGGTCTATTAAGTCTGTGTTAGTAACTTGTGCAGCAGTTGAGTTTAACAGAAGATACGGATCATTACCAGCAATTATTCCGTTAGTGCTATCCCAAATATACCAATCTCCTGTAGCATCAGTACGTTTAAGTAATACAAATCTAGCACCTGATGTAAACCCACAGTCTACATCTGTAGAACTTCCTGAGTGTGTTACTGATCCTACTTTGGATACACCAGCTAGTGTGGCAAATAAGTAAGCAATCATGTTTGAATTATTTTCATTTGTTTGTGTTCCATCACCAACTGTAAACACTGTAGATGTAGGAGCAGTGTCATTCCAATTAGCATTTTGTAAATCTTCTGCTGATGTTAAATTTAACCATATTCTATAATTAGCAGGGTTAGTTCCCCCATTTAAACCTTTATGATAAATACTTTTATGTTGAGTGCTAGACCTATTAAAAACCCACATCATTTCTGGTACAACACCAAGCCCATGAGTTACTGTTCTGTTTGATCCTGTACCAGTATAAGCAACTACATCAAAATATCCTTTTGCCCTTTTCCACATCCATGATTGTTGATTAGAATCTGTGTCAGTCGCTGCAAAATGCCCATTCATGTAATCAAATTGATTAGACGGTGCATTTTGTTCTGCTATAGTAGTATTAGGGTTTAAATCTTTACCTTGCATTAATCTTGTTTTAGCTGTCCAATTTGTTCCACTGTTTGTAACTTTATTTATAGCAAAATCTACAGGAAATGTAGAACGAAAGGCAGGTTCATTTCCATCGCCTGTGCTGCCTCTAGTATCCATACCAAACACCTTTGTAGCATCTGTTATAGTAGCCATATTTGGTCTTCTGATTGCCATGTAGATGTAGGTGCCGCCATTGGCGCTATACAAAGCATCAAGCCCAGACCTAACTTTAAAACCGTTTGCTTGAGGACTAACTCCTGCATAGGTAGGCGTTGCTTCACTATTATTATTGTTCCACATAATGTCTTTTTGAGCATTTGCTGAAACATCATCACCACTGACAACTAAACCACGCATTGCGTCAAGAACTAACCAATCTTCTGCGCTGTCTGATCTTTTTATCATTAAAAATTGTGGCTCAAAGCCTAGATTAATCTCTGTGTTTCCAGAGCCACCCGTATAACTACCACACTGTATCATACCATCAGAGCTTGTGTCGTGACCAAAAAGGTAGGCTACATAATTTTCACCACTAGCATTTACTGAGTGATCTGAGGCTACAGTAAACACACTTGAAGTAGGCAATGTATAGGCAAACCAATCTCGAGTACTACTAGATAATGCTGCATCAGTGTTAAGTATGTAATATTTGTCAGCAGAAGGAGTGTTTGGATCATCTTGTCTATGATATACTGCCCAATTATCTGTTTGACTTAAATTTTTAATAAGTATCATACCTGGCTTTGAGCCTAAATTGTGACTTATATTTTGATCAGAACCTGTACCAGTATACGTAACTATATCAAAAAAGTTAGGAGCCTTTTTAAATGTCCAACCAACGTATGTGTGCGTTGAATAATTTGTTAATCCACCATTATCTGCCCCAAGTGAAAATCCGTTTGAATTAAACGCTGTAAGTTGAGTGGTATCTGTGTTTTCAGTGTAGACTTGATCTGATCGCAAATCCTTATAAATACCTCTATTTGTATCATATAAACGATGAGAAGCTGATACTCCTCTATTTTTTATCCAAACCAAACCACCTTTGTTAGCTAAATCTATTCCATTTGTTATTGATCTTGCAGAACTAGTTCCTGTCCACAAATCTATACTAAAGTTATTCTCAATAAATGTATCTGGATTAGGCACACTAGCATCAGGCCACGTACCACCACGCTTAGCTTCTAGTTGATCTTGTAATGACCACACACCAGATGCTACCCCTACTATGTGTGTATCACCAGAAGTAGGCTCTACCTTTGTAGGTGTAATCATACTTTTAAGAAACCGTGTTTGTGACATTATCCTAATCCTCCATGACCGTTAGATAAGGCAGACGCATCTTTTACTGTAGTACCTAAATCTCCAAAGTCAGTAGAGTTACCTGCACTAGCTATAGTTACAAACTCAATAGTATCATTGTGAGTAGCAGCACTAGATTGACCTCTTGTATGAATAGCTCTTATTGCATTTGATGTTGCATCACCTAAAATAGAAGCAGCACCAGTATCACCAAAGTCACTAGCATTACCTGTACTTGCAATAGTAATAAAATCTATAACATTTGAAAAACTACTTGCACCAGTTCCAGCAAACCATAAAGCTCTTGTTGCATTTGATGCTGCAGCACTTTGTCTTCTAGCTACAGTTAAGTCACCAAAATCTTGAGAGTTTCCTGTAGAAGCTATAGTCACATATTCTATAACATTGGTAGGATTAGCAGCAGCAGTACCACTACCGATAACAGCACGAGTTGGAGAGGCAGCGGCCTGAACACGATACCAAACATTAGTTGTATCTCCAAAGTCAGTAGCATTACCTGTAGAAGCTATAGTAATATAGTCTATTATATTTTGATTAGCATCTGCTTGAGAGTTCCAACCTGCAAAAAATATACCTCTTGTGTTATTACCTGCACCACCAAGAGAAAATCTTTGTAGAGTTAAATCACCAAAGTCTGTAGCATTACCAGTAGTAAGTATTGTAACATACTCCATTGTATTTAAACTAACATTGCTATTATTATTACCACCACCAAATACACCTCTAGTCTTAGATGCTACAGCAGCAAGTTGACCAACATTATTAGATAATGTTCCAAAAGATGTGGTATTGCCTAAAGTATTTATTATAACAGTCTGAATAGGATCATGGTAACTATTACTTGTATTTACACCACCACCAAACAAAGCTGTAACAGGTGGTAAATTATCTGCTTGCCAAGTATCTGCATACTGAAACTGTGTTGTGAGGCTCCACACGCCATTATAGTTGGGCATTAGCCTATACCTCCATGAGAGACACTTGCACCAGATGTCATACGTCCTACACTTAAATCACCAAAGTCAGTAGCATTTCCTGTTGATGCTATGGTAAAATAATCAATATCTACTTCATAAGCATTGCCGTAGCCACCTGCTCTTAATGCTCTAGTAGAATTAGCTGCACCAGCATTATCAGAAACACTTTCACTTAAATTGCCAAAGTCCGTTGCGTTACCTGTTGAGGCTATAGTAATATAATCTACAACATTTACTTGCGCCCCACTACCAATACCTCCCATAAATAAACCTCTAGTAGAATTGCTTGCACCAGCAAGTGTATATCTACCTACAGTAAGATCACCAAAGTCAGTAGCATTACCTGTTGAGGCTATAGTTACATAATCAATAACATTACTTTCTCCATGACCACCACCCATAACTCCTCTAGTAGTAGAAGCAAGTCCTCCAGCTTTTGATTGAGTAATACTACGATCACCAAAATCTGTAGCATTACCTGTACTGGCTATAGTAATATATTCTATTACGTTACTTGAATCACCTCTACCTTGAAAAAGACCTCTTGTATTGTTTGAAAACCCTACTGCATGACGAGCAGTTGCACTTAAATCACCAAAATCAGTAGCATTACCAGCAGAAGCTACAGTAATATAGTCCATTACATTTGAAGATTCACCACCGCCAGCTACAGCACGAGTTGAACTAGATAGAGCAGCTAAGTCTTTCCGTCCTACAGTAAGATCACCAAAGTCAGTAGCATTACCTGTAGTTGTAATAACAACAAAATCTATTGTTGCTTCTGTTGAGTCTGCATTAGATTCACCGCCCATAAATACTGCTCTAGGTGAAATAGCAGTAACACTATCACTAGCATCACTAGCAGCAGATGTACCATGAGAATTTATAGCGTAAACTCTAGCTGTGTATGCTGTGCCATTAGTTAAGCTACTTATAGTAATAGGTGATGATGTACCTGTACCACCATTACCATCATTTGTTGTTGCTACAAAACCTGTAATAGCAGATGTACCTACATCAGTAGGTGCAGTAAAAGCTACACTAATTGATTCATCACCAGAAGATGCAGAAACACCTGTGGGTGGATCAGGCGCATCTAATCCATCAGTACCAATAAAGCCACCGTTTCTTCTAACCACTAGTCTGCCATTTCTTCATAACTAACCATATAGGTTAAATCACTATTTGCCGAAGCTGTAAGTGCAAGTTGATCTGTCTCATCTAAATAAAAGCCATTGTCTTTACCTATTAAAACTAATGACGCATCAGCAGGTACAGATATTGTGCTGGCTATTTTTACATAGTTTGATCCAGCATCTACACTTATTTCAGCAGTAACATCAGCAGCGTTAGAACCATCTATATTTGCAATCATAACTGTATTTATTTTAGCTACATGTTCTACACTAGTTTGAACAACAACTGCTCTACTTGTTGTTATTGCTCCAACAACAATTTTAGGTGTAATTGTTGCTACATTAATTATATTTGGAGTTGCCATTTACCTTTTCCTTTTTACTATCCAAACACTATCGCCATAGCAATAGCAAAACCTTTAGTTGCAGCACTACCAGCAGCGTAAGTTTTTACATCTGAGGCAGGAATAGTTTTCATCGTTCCACCATCATTAACTACAAACCCATCTGCATCTGCCACTGTTATTGAACCACCAACAGAAGTACCACCATCTAGTAAATTTAGTTCTGCAGTAGTAGCAGTAACACCATCAAGTATGTTTAGTTCTGTTGCTGTTGATGTTACACCATCAAGTATATTTAACTCTGCAGCAGTAGAAGTAATAGATGTACCAGCTATTTGTAGTGTTGTTGCGTTTACTTCTCCTGATGATCCATAAATTACTGCCTTACTATTTACTATTGTTCCTGCAGAAGAACCATCTACTAAATTAAGTTCTGTTGCTGTAGAAGTTACACCATCTAAAATATTTAACTCTGCTGGTGTAGAAGTAATTGCAGTGTTACTTGCTGCAGCTAGAACAGGGATTGTGCCACTTTGATTAGGTAGATTAATAGTACGGTCTGCTGTAGGATCAACAATAGTAAGTGTAGTCTCGTGTGCATCTGCTGTAGCACCCTCAAACACAACAGCGTTTTCTGCGTTCATCGTTACTGTATTTACAACTGTAGAAGTACCACTGACTGTTAGATTACCTGATACTGTAAGGTTGTCAGCTACTGTTACTTCTGAAGTGCTATGTCCTAATGTAATAGCTGTACCAGATATACCTGTGCCTATAGATACAGACTCACTACTGTTAGCAGTGTCAATTATAAGGTAAGCATCTGATCCTTGTTTGATTGTCAATGCTGTAGCTGAGTTGTCAGATACTGCTACGTTGATGTCTGTGCCATCAGCACTAATAGAGTCAAGTGCAATGTCACCTACGTTAGTAATGTTATTGTCACCAAAGCTAGTGTTATCTCCAAAGGTTTTATTTGTTAAGGTATCTGTTGATACAAGAGATACTAAGGTAGAACTAGAACCTGCAGGTAATAGCATAGTGTTTGTTACACTAGCAGAGTGTGGTTGTGCCTGTAAAAGCTGACCATGACTATTAGCTTCACAGTTAAACTGTATAGCACCAGCATTAGAATTACCTCTAACTGTTACATGACCTGTACCTTTAGCTTCTATTTCAAGATCAATATTAGAGTCACCACCCGTAGTAGATAACTTAGGTGCGTTACCTGTGGCAGCATTAGTTACGTCAAACTGATTGACTGCAGAACTTGTAGTTTGAAAGATAATCTGTTCGTTACCGTTTTCATCACCAATAAAGTGTGCATCATCTATAAGTATATTATGTGAGTTAGTATCTAAGTTACCACCTAGCTGTGGTGTTGTATCTTCTACTACATTAGATATGTTACCAGCAACACCAGTACCTGCAATAATAGCACTACGTGTAATCTTTTTAAGTCCACCACCAGAAGTATCTACAGCTAAAAGGACATCATCATCTGCTGCTGTGCTAATCTCTGATAGAGAAGTTACTAAGGTAGGATTAAAGTTTGTACCGTCAGCAATAAGCAAAGCACCAGCAGTGTTAGTAGCCATAGTTAGATCATCACCACTAATGGTTAGATCACCTGCTAGCT